AGTCTCCCTGAGGAAGTTCTGCCACCCGGCGATCAGCGTCTGGATCACCAGCGTCCAGCCTTCTGGGATCCGCTGGAACACTTCCTTGGCTACGTCGTAGAGGAGTTTGAACGAGTTGCCAACGCCGCCGACCTTCTCGCTGGTCTGCAACAGGAAGTAGATCAGCTCGCCCAGCAGCACGACGATTGCGCCAATGCCGGTGCGGATCAGGGCGGTGCGCAGAACCGCCAGCGCGCCAGAGAGCTTGATCGTAGCAGCGGCTGCAGCAGCAAAAGAGATCACCCACTGCCCGGCCATGACGGCGACGAGGGCTGCCACGTAGGTTGCTATGCGCTCAATATTGTCGCCCAGAAACGCGATGGCTTGACCGAGGGGGCCGGTCCGCTCAAAGGCCGCAGCCATAGCGTCCGCGAATCTCTCCATCGCAGGCGCAAATGCCACAGCAAACTGATTGCCGACACCCTGACCGATCAGCCCAAGCCGTGAGATTGCGTCGTTCGTCCGCTCGATCTGCCGGGCGTCGACCTCGGAGACGATGACGCCGAACCGCTCAAGGTCTTGCGTCGCTGTGCGTATGACATCAGAGCTGATGCGGCTGATGGCGATCGAGCCTTCCTCGCCGAACAGCTGCCCTGCGACTGCCGCGCGCTGAGCAGCCGGAACGAATTTCTCGATGGCATCGTTCACAACCTGAATGCGCTTGTCAAGCGACAGGTCGGCCAGCTCCTGCGCAGAAAGGCCCAGCCGGTCGAGTGCATCAACCGCCGGGCCTGTGCCTGCTGCAGCTGTTGCGCAGCAACCTGCTGATCGACGGCGCCGGTGGCGGCCAGTGCTTGAACTTGCTGCACAGCCTGCTGCAGTTGTTCTTGCGCCTGACGCTGCGCCTCGAAGCTGATGTGCTGCTGCACATGGGCATAGAAGATGGCCAGCGCCTGCGGGTTCTCCTGCACCAGCGGCATCTGCAGCATGGCCACGTGCGCCTTGATGTGCGCGTCATGATTCTGCTGCGGGAAGGCTTGTGCGGGCTGACCAGATAGCAAAGCGCTGTTCTCCATGGCCGGATCAACCGGCTGCGGCTGGGGCGGCGGAGGCAGGATCTCGTCGATGTTCTGCACTTCGAGTGCCTGATACATCCGCTTGAATGATGTCGATCCGGCCGTCAAAGTCAGACGCCTTGATGCCCGGCTGGCCGCCCTCGACGGCGTAGGGGTACGCCGGCAGGGTTTCTTCCGCCACGATGCGAGCCAGAATACGGAACTCCTGCTTCTGCGCGTAGTGGAGCCGCTTGTGAATGGCAGACATGACCTTCATACCACGCTCGAGCATGGCGACGGTCGTGCCGACGGGCATCTCTTGGTTCATGTTGCTGACCTGCTGGTCAGCGATCGACACAAACCGACGGCCGGCGTCAATCAACGCACCCAGCAAATTGGCGAGGGTGGCCGACGGCTCTTTGTACGGCAGCGGCATGATCGAGTCCCGCAGTACGCCGCCGGGCGCATCCATGTCCCGCCACTCGCCGGGCTGGATTGGCTCGTCGTTGTTGCGAACCCGGACGCCCTTTGCCTTGAAACCGCCGGGGAGGTTCGACAACGTGCCGGCATCGATCAGCTGCCGCAGGATGCTGGTTGCCGCTTTCCCAATCCCGCCGATCATGTGCAGCAGGCCAAAGCCGTAGAAGCCCAGCCCCGGCAGGAATTTGTAGTGGGTGAAATACGGAATGGGTTTCTTGAGCGGGTCATCCGCCCGGAAGTTGCGCCGAATGGACAGAACAGTGTTGCTGTCCTTGTCGACCGTCACAATATACGGCAGCTTGATGCCGCTCGGCTCGCCGTCCGCGCCTCGGTCCTCAAAGCCCTCAAGGTCCAGCTCTGCATGCACTTCCAGCAGGGTCCGAACATCGTCCGTGTAGCCGCTGGGCGACACGCCCGAGATCTCGTCGGTCTTTTCAGTGACCTCGTCCGGATCGCTGTCGTGCGCTGAACCGAGGTCCACGTCCACGTAAACGCCCAGCGCCTGATACTTCCGGATCTCGTTGTCCGTCATCTTCAGCACGTGGGTGATGCGCGGCGCGGTCCGCAGGTCGGGTGCGCTGTAGGGCACGACAATGTCCTGTGCCTGCACGAAGTTCGACACAGGGCGCTGGAGCAGCGGGTCGAAGTAGGTCTTCTTGAACGTGGAACCTGACAGGGGCAGGTAGAAGAGCATCTGATCCATTTCAGGATCGTATTCTTCCATCTGCTCGGTGATCAGGTAGTTCATGTGGTGCTTAACGCGCTCCGACTGGTCTTCGACCTCGGGGGTTTGAGCACCGATGATGCGCGTCTTGACCGGGCCGCCGGCGGGCAGCAGCTCCTTGTACGCCTGCGCTTGGAACTGGGTGACGGACTCGGAAATCAGCGGGTGGGTCACGGCGGACGCCCCTTCAAACGGCTCGTTCCGCTCTTCGTGCTTGACGCCCAGCAGGTCGAGACCCTTGACGTAGGCTTCTTCCCACTCACTGCGCGACTCGAGGTCATCCTCGTAATTGCCCACCAGCTCGCTGGCCAGCGCCCCAAGGGTGTCGTCTTCCAGAAACTCCGCGAGGTTGGCGTCGTGGGGAATGAGCTCTTCACCCATGCCCGAAGCCTCGGCGTCTTGGATTAGGGCTTGGAGAATGGCGCTGCCGTCCTCGCCCTCGATCACCTCGGCCCCGCCGGAAAAATCGACGGGCGTATCTACCGGCACCTCTTCCAGCATGAGATTGGGATCAACCTCTTCCATGCCGGCCGCCTGATCGACCATCGGTCCCATTGAACGCGGAGGCAAAGCCATCAGTAGTACTCCCGTTTACGAGGAATGAAGTCCTCCTCGTCATCGTCATCATCTTGTATACCAATTAGCCCGCCTTGTCGAAACCTCATCAAGGCAAGCGTCATGCTATCCACGAAGTCGTCATGCTCCCCATTGGGGAACGAGGCCACCTCTTCGACAACCTCGTCAGCGAACTTCTTCTCCATTGGCGCCCATACTACACCAGATTCAAACAAAGGTGAAACCAAATGCATGCGGGTTGTCTTGTCGATACCGCCACCGCCGGCGCGCCGCCCGGGCGAAAACCCAAGCGCCGGGATGCCGCGTTTTCGCATCTCGTCAATCAACGGGCCACCCGTGGCCTTCTTCTCGACGATGACCATGTCCGGTTCCCAGTACTGGTGCTCTTCGAACGCCACATCCTTGAGTTCCGGAAAGCTCCAGCGGCCGCGCTGCGCGTCCATCAAGATGATCGCCTCGCGCCCCGTCTCTTCGTCGTCGAAGATGCCCCACGTCGTAATGGCGGAGAAGTCGGCCGTCTCCTTCTTGGAGAACGCCGTGTCGTAAGCTTGCAGGATGTACTTGACTGGAGGGATCTTGTCCTTCTCCCAGTTCTTCCACCACTCGCGTTTGACGATGGCCGACTCAGCGTTCGTCGGCTGCTGCTGCCATTGGGCTGACCACTTGCCGACCGGCAGCGAGGCTTTAATGGACAGCAGGGCGTCTTTTGTCCAGAACTCTGGCCAGAGGGGTTCGTCGGTCGGCAGGATGGCCGGCATGTTAACCACCTCCCACCGGTCAGACAACGGATCATCATCCTGCTGTGCCAAAACGCGGCCGATGAGATCTTTTTTGCCCCAGCGAGTGGCGATGATGATGATGGCGCCGCCGGGCTGCAAACGCTGTCGAGGGCCCGACGTGTACCACTCGTAAGCGTGGTCAAACGCAGACTCCGACATAGCGTCTTGTTCGGAGTTGTGGGTCACAACATAGCCACGCCCGGCTAGGAAGAGGCCGTCAGGGCGGTCTACCGTAATGCACTGGACTGAACCCTTAGCGTTCGTCGGCTCAACTGAAATGCTGCGCGACAGCTTATCCACAGGGGTTCGTGTGTACATCCGTTTACGCGGCATCCGAGCTGCGTTTTCGAGGCGGAACATTACGCGGTGGTTGGGTTTGACGGTTTTGTAGCGGCCCCGCTTGTCGTGGTAAGTGCGGCGAGTGGCCTTTACTCCAAGTGAGTGAAGCAACTCCACAACTGCATCCACAAGCTGAACATTGCAGTTGTAAAATCCACACTGACCAGATTGAGTGACGCTGCCGTCAGTGTCCACCAAGCCCTGAAGAAGGGACATTCGCTGCTCGACGCTGGCCGTGAGGTACTGATCCGGAACATGTTTGTTATCTAAAACCCCAAGTTCGCGCAGCTGTGAGTGCAGACCGTAAACCGTAAAGGTGTTGCCACACGCTGTAAGCCCTCCGACCTCATATCCCGCTGCGCGGAACTGCTCCATCATGTAGGGTTGGTCATCCGGATGTGCCGTGATCCGCCCAGAGGATGCCGTTCCGTCTCCCAGCCATGCGCCAAGAACCCACGGGTCCACTGGAAGGTCTGCCTCGGGGTATTCTACGGGCTGGTGGCGCGGTAGAATCGGCCGATTCTTTAATCGCCACTCTGCAAGGTATCGGGTTGTGTAGTTGTCGACTCGGGCGCGGGCGATATTGGTGTCGGAGTTGACGCCCCAGAGGTGGCCCCCGTCACACAAGATCTCTTCGCCGTCGCTGGTGACAACGGAGTACAGCTCGCGTTCATGCCAAACGTCCGACTTCCCCACCACCTTGGTGGGTTTTCCGTCGGGTCCAAACACCTCGTCGCCAATCTTTAGGTTTTGGATTTCTACAAAACCTTTTGGTGTTGGAATGGGTGTGGAAACCTCAAGGGCATGAGGGTCGTCGATGATCAACAGGTCCGCGCCGCGCCCTGTCATGGCCGCCCCGACGCCTGCCGCGAAGAACTCGGCCCCCTTGGTGGTGCCCCAGCGGCCCGCACCCTTGTTGTCGTCCTGCAGAACGGTGTCAGGAAACACTTCTTTGTACAACGGATCGTCGATCAAATCGCGCACCTTGCGGCCAAAACGCGTGGCCAGCTCAGTGTTGTGTGTTGCTTGAATAATTTTGAGCTTCGGATCCCTGCCCAACAACCACGAAGGGAGTAGATAACTGCCGAGTTCGCTTTTACCGTGTCTCGGCGGAATAGAGATCGCCAACCGCTTCAGCTCGCCCCGAGCCACGCGCTCAAACTTCTCCGCCAAGATGCGGTGGTGGTTTCCCTCGATAAACCCGTCATACACATGGTGGACAAACGGCATGAACTGATCATGCGCCCGCTCGCGGATCTCGAGCCGCGCCTTGGCCTCCGTCAGCTCAAGGACTTCCTTGAGAACGTCTTCCGGCAGGTGTTTAAGCGCTTCAGCGTCCATCACAGACCCAACTTATACAGACCACCGACGTGTTTATAGCCAAGCTTCTTGAACAGCTTGCCCGTCTTGTCCTTCTGGACATTGGTCGACACACCCATACACACCTCCACCGCACCGTGGTCCTTTGCCCATTTCTGGAAATCCTTGAGCAAGCGCACCCCGGCGCTCGTTCCTCGGGCCTTGGGCAGAACGTACCAGCCATAATCCATGGCGATGAGCTCCGGGCCGAACAAAACCTCGGTGAGGTAGCCGAAGAGAGCGCCGACGACCTCCCCATCCTTGACGGCAACGTGGCAGAACTGTGACCCGGGGTGAGTCAGCGGCATGGTGAGCTGCGCGGCCATCTTGCTGTCGTCGAACTGAAAGCGAGAAAACGCGCTTTCGGCATGCATCTGTTTTGCGAGGT